TAGATCGGCGCAGATTTCCGGTACGGCCAACCGGAACAAGATTGCGCACAGCGCCACGAATGACCGCGACCGCCGCCCGCATGCCTCCGCGCATAATGTTGCGGCGTAGTTTTCCAGGGAGCGCGGAAAGCCGTTGCTTCAGAACATCAAAGCCCTGAAGCTTAATGTTTAGCTGTACGGCCATTGGTTGCCATTATGTTGTGCGCCACTCAGCACACATAATCTGTAGCTCGTCGTCTGCCTGCTGCAAGTTCATAACAGCAGTTATTTGCAGCATTCGGCCGCCGAAATTGATCCGCATCTTTGGTGTGATGCCAGCCACAAGACTGCTGTAGCGGATGCGAATGCGCATGGTCAACTCGCTCTGCTGCTCTTGATTAAGAAAAAATTCGCGGCCTGACAGCGGCTCTACCGCTGCCCATACGGTTGCCACAGGCGACCACGTTTTGACCATTGTTCCGTAGTCTGCGTCACGCACTTCTACCGGCTGCTCAATGGTGACGCGCTGGTCTAGCTTGCCGGCCCTGATCATCAAGCGCTCCAAACGCGATACGGGTCGAGCAATCGGTCAACGAAACTAAGGCGCTCGGCTATCGTGCCGATCACCGTTGCTTCGCGGCTTGCGTACATGTCGCCGATGGCAAGCAGCATCCATTGCTTAATGGCCTGCGGCACGGCGGCTGCGTTGGACCAGCCTGCAATGTAGGTCACGCGCACCGCTTCGGCCTGGGCACGCACGGCGGGCCAACTGTAGCCGTAGGCCGGCTCGATCCACGCCTCGTACTCGCTGTCAGCGATGAGCTGGTAGCCGGCCGGGTTGAGTGCCTGCGTGATGCCATCGCCGTCCACGTAATGAATCTGCGTGACCGCGGTCACGCGGGGCATGGGCAGTGCGATGCTGGTGGGAAACTGATCTAGCGTGAGTCGCCACGGCGTGCTGACGAAGGTGCGGCCGGTCTCGTGCTCGGCGGCCTCGCGGGCGGCGGAGATCATGGCGCTGATGAGCGCGTCTTCGTCGGACGAGTCAACCCGCAGATGCGCCTTGGCCTCTGCCAGCGTGACGGGCTCTGCGGCCGGGTTTCCGGTGCGGATGAGTCCCATGCGTGTCCTTGATGTTCAGCCGCTCAAGAGCGGCGGGTGTTGCGTTGCGCGGGGCGCGCGGTGTTGGCCTGCGCGGGCCGGCGGCTCAGCTCGGCGCGCGGTTGACCACCTCCACCCGCGGGCGGCATCACGTAGGCAAACACGGCGACTCCGCCGGGGCCTTCAATCTCGCGCACCCCGCCGAGGCGAACCGCGCCATCCGGAAGCAGCTCAACACCCAGGCCGCCGGCCAGCTCGATCTCGCGCAGCCCGCCGAGCGCAACGGTGACCGCGCCGGCGTTGACGGCAATGCCGCCGATGCCGGGCAACTCCGCATACCCGCCCGGCGCAACGGTGGCAGCGCCTAGCTGGATGCCAAGTCCGCCCGCACGTTCAACCTCGCGCGCGCCGCCCACCTCGAGCATGACCGCGCCCGGCGCGACCGCGAGGCCGCCAATGCGGTCAGCCTCAGCTACGCCACCGACGGAGAGCGCGACGCCCGCAACCGATGCAACCAGCCCGCCGGCCAGCTCGATCTCGCTAACACCACCCAGCGCCAGAGAGGCGGTGCCGGGCGTGACCGCCACGCCGCCGGCAAGCGCGGGCTCGGCAACGCCGCCGAGGTTGACGGAGACGCCTGCCGCTGCCTGATTGAAGAGCAGCAGCAGCATAGGTTACGGCGTCAAGTTGAATGTCAGCGTGCTAGTGTTTTCGACGGCGTCGTCGACGCGGCTGACAAGCTCGGCCGGCTGGTTGAACACCGACGGCTGATGCACGGTGACCTTGATGTCTGCCGGCGCCACGACGGCGACGTTCGGCAGGTAGCCGTTGCCGATGACCACGGTGACGCCCTCGTCGTCGGTCGAGCCTTGCGCGCTCTCGACGTTGAGGATGCCGAACGGCGTGCCGCCGGTGGTGCCGTGCTCGTCGTCGCGCACGTAGACCTCGATGGTGACTGGTTTGGTTGCCATGGTGATGCTCCTATGCGTAAGTTACAAAGCCGGTCACGTCGTTGAGCGTGACTCCGGTGTTGTCGGTGAGGCCGCGCGCGCCGGTGATCGCCACACTCATCGCAGTGCCGAACGAAATGCCGCCCTCGCCCATGGAGACGCTGACCACGGCCTTGTTGAGCGGCAGCATGATGTCAAGCACTGCCGACGTGGTGCCCATGACGACGGAACCGGCCGCAGTGTTGAACACCTTGAGGAAGCGGTCAGTGGTCGCGTTTGCGTTGACGCCGTAGACCTTGAGAAAGCGGCCGGCCGAACTCTTGAGCGCCTGCGCCGCCGGCGTGGCCGGGCAGTTGAGATTGACTGGCGTGGCCGCACCCGTCGAGCTGCCGCGATACTGAACGCCGACGTCGCCGATGGCGTTTGTCCCCGCCGCAACCGAACCAGTGCCGATGTTGGCGGTGACCGTGCCAGACACAGGTTGAGTCGGACCCGCAACGGTCAGCGCGACTGGAATCGGCGTGCTGGCGCCCATCTGCCGCGCGCCGGCCAGGTACACCGGCAGGTTGACCGTGTCTTCGACGGAGACAAACCCCAGGGTCCAGTTTGTGTTGCTGGCCGGGTTGGTCGTGCCGTTGAAGCACCACAAATACACGTACAGCTCGACTTCTTGGTCTGGGATGTTCGCCCATCTGTGCGCGCGATTCGTGACCGCTGGCGCCGTGGCTGACGCGATTAGCGCATCACTGAAATAGATGCTCCGACCGTCGACCTGCGTCTGCGCCATGTGTCCGACCGATGCGGTCGTATTGATCGTCGCGCTGGTGTCGCCCGATGCGTACCCGTAGCGCTGCGCGTCAACCGACGCGGCCGTCGCAGTGGTGCCCGTGTAGAGCCATCGGATATAACTCCAACCGAAAAGATCAACCGTACACGATCCCGACGCGGGCCAGCCAGCCACTGTGAAGTTGATCGTGTCAACGTTGGGAATTGAGGCAATCGCGTAGCGCCCGGGAACACCGTTTGCGCCAGTGATCGCACCCACGAACATTGACTGGCCCACGTTGTCGGCAGTCAGTCCGTGCGCGGTCACGGTGACGCTGATGCTTGTGGCGCTGTTGATCGTGCATGACGCGCCCTCGGCGAACATGTCCGCCAGCAGCACCGCGAAGTTGGTGTTGGCAATGCGCTGCGAGGCAATCAACTGATGCCGGTGGATGAGCGCCCCATTGAATGAGCGATCAGAGCGCGCGAGGAATTCGGAGTTAGCTGTCGTGCCGCCGCCGACGACCAGATTGCCGTTCGACTGCGTGACGGTTATGCCCGTGCCAAGACGGCGCTGGGTCATGCCGGGCGCATTAAGCCCCGCTGCGCTGGCGCGCGTGAAAGACACGCTCCACGTGTCCTGTGGCGTGTTACGCACCACAAGCCCAGCCGTACCGGCATCGGCATTGATCGCCAGTACACGCGCGTGCACAGTGCTGTCGGCCAGGCCGTCGCTGAGCTTATAACGCTGGTAGTGCGCGTTGTTCGGAGCCGTGCCGATTTCGTCGGTAGCGACCGGCTCGCCGCTGCCCGGCAGAATAACGTTGTCGGCCATGTTAGTTCTGGATCCGCAGCGTGGAGGCGTTCAGCGTGAACGTGGCCGCAGTGCTGCTCACGTCGCTGCCAAAGTCGTTGACCATGATCAGTTCGTCTGCCGTAGCCGCGCCGCCTCTTCGTTTGTAGTACACAGCTTTTCGTGCAGTGATCGTGCTAGAAGCCCAGCTTGCACTTCCCAAGCTCACGTCTAGGCGATCATTCGCCGTGTCCTTAGTCACGGTGACGGTGACGGATTGACCTCCCGCCGTGTAGCCGGTGCCGGTGACTTCGTTTGTCACGTCGGACCGCTTTAGGTGCGTGTCCTTGTTCTCGGCATAGGCCGACGTGGTCAGCATGACCCAGAAGGTGTCGGTGTCGAGATCAATGGCGCCACGCGCTAGATCCTCGAAGAAGCTGGTGTAGATCAAGCTGGCCATGGTCTACCTCGAAAAGCGGCCGACAATGCGCGGGCCGCGACGTGATGCGGGTGGTGCAGGCGCAGTACGCACGGGAGCGCTTTGCGCCTTTGGTTCATTGGCCGGCTGTTGTGGTTGCGCCGGGGGCTGCGATAAATTGGCTTGAATGACTCGAGCCTCGACGCGCTGCCAGTCAGGCTCTTTCCATCGGGGCATCCCCAGATGATGCGCGGCAGCCAAAGCGTATACAGCACAATCTAACGCTTCATTGCGACGGCCAGCAGGCTTCATCCATTCCAGCCTGACGCGGCCCTTAAGGTAATTCTTGACAAGCCTTTCGGACGTTAGCTGAGAAAACACTTCAGTTGGCATCCATCGGCCAAGGTGAACATAGCCTGGCCCCGGCTCAGTCAATCTAAAGCGCCCGTACAAAGTTGCCTTTGCCGTATCAGTTCCGACCGGCCAAAGCTTGACACCGCGCCGCAACTTGACACCGCGGAAGGTAAAGTCAAGATCACTCGGCCTGCCAATAATTGGCTTCCCAGATTGGGATGAGCCTTTGATAGCAATGACCCGCCTATGAATACGGGCGCGGCAGAAGTTATAGACTTCTTGTGTGTGATGGCCGCCACTGTCTATCGCGGTAGCGTCAATTTTCAGGTTTGCTCCGTCGGCGTGCTGAAAGCCGGCGAGCAAAAACTCATCTACACGTTGCCACGTGCTTTCTTCAGCCGGCGAGCCGTAGATTATCTCGCGCTCGACTATGCAACTCCGCTCGCCTCGGCCCCATCCCCAAACGTAGATCTCTATTCGATCCGATTGCACGTCGCAGCCGGCCGTTAGCATAAGCGCCCAGCTTGGCACCTGCCTGCGCGGCAGATCCTCCGCCCGCCTAGCCAGTTCGTGCTCGCTTACGCGGTCGCCGTCAACCTCCCAGGTTTCGGC